GCTGTTGGGGTCGTGGGCGGTCTTGGACGATGTGAGTTTTTCCTTCATGCCGCACATGCGGCTCCGGAAATTGTCCCGGCGCGATGACGCCTCGTCGCTATGCGTAGCCTCGTGGGCTGTGACCGGCTTCTTGATGTTGTGGCCCTCGGCCCGGAGCGATGCGCGCCCCTTGTCGTTCAGGCCCCCGGCTGGGGATTGGCCGGACTTCCTCTGCCACGTGTCAGACATTCGCGCCTCCAATGGCAAAACGGGGGCACTGGGCCCCCGTTCGATTTGCCGTCAGACTGGGGAGCCGATTACTCGACTTCGCCGTCCATCTTGCGGCCCTTCGGGTCGGTGCCCTTGCGGGCCGACGAGAAGGGGCTCGATTCGCACGAACCGCCCGACTTGCGAGCCTTGCGGCCTGCGTGGTGGTGGGCTTCCTTGCCTTCAGCCATGCCGCCATGCTTGCGCTTCTTGCGGTGCTTTTTGGCTTCTTCTTCGTGCTCTTCGTGCTCTTCGGTCTTGCCGCCATGCTTGCGCTTGGTGCGGCCGCCGTGCTTGCGCTCCTCGGCTTCCTTTTCGGGACGGCCGTGGTTGTACTCTTCCGGCTTGCTCTTCAGGTCGTCAGCGGCTTCATTGACGCCGCCAGCTTCCCGGTGCTTACGTGTATGGCCCTTCATGGTCAGGCTCCTCAGTAGATGATGTTGCCGGATACTGCGTAGGCGTTGAATGCCTGCGCATACCGGACGACAAGGGTCCCGGCGCCAGTGCCGGTATTGGTCGAGGTAACAACAAGATCGATGTCGGTATTGCCGACGTTAAGCCAGTTGTTGATCTGCGTCAGCGACGTACCCGGAGTGACTGTAATCTTTCCGAGTGTGCCGCCAGCCACCGCGCCGGCAGTTGTCAGCGCCGTAGCCGAGGCCGTGGTGCCGATACCGAGGGTCGAGGAGCCGCCACTCCAAGCAGCCGTCACGAACAGGTCAATGCCCGTGATGAAGCTATCGGCCGGAATCACGATGGACGTGGTGAACACGCCCGCCGAGGTGCCGTTGGTGGCCTGAGTGATGGCCTGAGCCTGAACCATTTCGCAGAAGCCGAGGTTTTGCTCCCCGCTGCTGCCGCCGAGACCGGCAAGGTTGCCGGTCCCGTCGCTATTGAGCACGTTCCCTGCAAGGACCGGGCCAGTGAATGCTGTAACAGACATACGCTGTCTCCCTTACGAGGTCGGGAACGAACCCCAGACGCTCCGCCAATTGTAATATCCAAACGAGTACCGCTCGTAGCCCTTGACCAGCAGGTTGTCGGTGATGAAATCGACCTGCATGTCCATTTCGAACTTCATGCGCTCCATGTACGACAGGCCGTCGATATTGGTCAGCAGGAACCACGCGTAGGACGACGTCAGGAAGTCGTTGACCATGTAGCCTTCGCTCAGGCCACCGGCAGTCGACATGATTGCGTTCACGTCGTTGTCGGCAGTACCCGGGCGCAGTTCCGTCTTGGTCAGGCGGATTGCGACGGGCTCGAGCTGGGGCGGGATCAGCAGCTTGCGGCCACGTGCGTGGATCTTCAGGTTCGCCTGATCGCGGAAGTTGGTGCGGATCGCAATCATCGCGTTCAGCAGGGTCGACTCGTTCAGGTCAACCTGCACCGCGGGGGTGTTTGCAATCGTGCCGCCGTCAATCGGGTGGGCCGTCGAGCACAGAGACACGCCATCGCCGCCGACGGCGTTGTTGTATATCTGCGCAAAGTTGAAGATCGACGAGCCGTAGATTTCCTTGGTCTGACGAAACGATTCGATCAGGCCGAGGTTCGACGGGTGGAACTGCGTCTTGTACAGGTTGTCGTCGATTGCCTTGCGGGTAATCGCGTAACCCAGACCAATTTCGTTGTGCTCTTGGTTGTAGACGAAGCGTTCGCCTGCACCATTGTCGAACGATGTCTGACCACCCTCATTCTTCAGTGCGGCAAGACCCAAGAAGCGCATCTCGACGGTGCGTTCCAGCGCCATCTTCGAATCGTGCTTCGTGAAGATCTTGTCGTACTGAGTCGGGATCATCTCGTACTTGCCTTCAACGCCCCGCAGGCCGGGGAGCAGAAGGTCTTTGATTGCCGAAAGATTGACAGCCATTTTGCCTTACTCCTTAGATGCCAGCGCCGGGACGGTTGGGCATTGCGTTGTTGAAGCCAACAACGATCTTGTTGTACGCGGTCGTCGGGTCCGAGCCATTGATCGACACCAGCGGGCTGGTGGCGCCGGGCTGATAGTTCAGCAGCGACACGATGCGGAAGGGCAGGACGGCGTTTGCGTAGTAGCCCTGAGCCGAGTTGGCCGACAGAGTATACTGGTCCGCGTAGGCGCCCGAGAGGCCGGTCGTGGTGTTGCCGCCGCCGTTGCCGACAGTGGGCGACGCCGCGTTGTTGGCCGAGTTCAGGTAGAAGCCGATGTTCTGGCCGACGTTGGCAAGGCCAACTGCGGTCGCGGTGGTGTTGCTGTTCGCGGTCTGGACAAGGAACTGAGCGTTCGGGTCGGTGATCACGTAGGCGTACACGTCGCCATTGGCGTCCGAGCCCGGCCAGTAGTTGCCCCACACCGTCTTCTTCTGCGAAGTCGACAGGTACTTGCAGCCGACGAAGATGCCGGCCACGGGCGTGTACACGTAGGCGGCGCCGAAGGTCAGCGTGCTCGAGTATGCGCCATCCACAACGAATGTGATGGTCGTGGTTGTCGAGGCGGTGATCGTGAAGGCGCCGTTGATGCTGCCGCCTGTGGCGAAGCTGGTGCCGGTGAACACGACGGTCGAGCCCACGGCCGGGGCAAAGGTTTGCGCAGCGAAGGTCGCTACGGCCACGCCGGCAGTGACGACAATGCCGCTGACAGCCAGCGAGACCGGGGGAGCGGCTTGGGCGATGTAGCCGGTGCCGATGCCGGTGGTGCCGGTAGCTTGAACAACCGGGTCGCCGGTGAAGATGGGGACAGTATTGCCCGAGGCAATGGCCAGCGCGGTCTGCTCATAGGACGGCGTTGTGCCGGTACCCTGAAACTGCTGGAAACCATTGGGAGCGAGTGTATTCGCCATGATGGTGACTCCTGTGGGGTGACCGTATGTCGCGCGCCGGGGCAACTCGGATCAATAAGCTTGAAGCTCCCACGCCGGGGGGAGACGACGGCCTTTTACAGGGCATAATTACTTCGTGTCAACAAACAAAAAGGCCCGACTTCTTGAGCCGGGCCTTCTTTGCTGGATTTGCTGCAGTATTTACGTGCGGGGGACGGAAAGAAGTTCGCCGTATGACCGCTTGATGTCGACCAGAGAGCGGTCTTTGTTGCTGCGTTCGAAGGTTCCATTGGGCGTCTGCGTGCCCATTTCATGGGGCAGACGCTGCAGTTGCCGGGCGTCATCCAGTTCACGGCGGCGGACGTAGTCGGTGACTTCCTTTGGCCGCTCCATGAGGATCATGCCCTCGCGGATGATCGACGCCGACTGGCTGCCGTTTGGCATCAGGTCGGGGTGGCGCGACGCCGGCACGGGCTCCCACCCGTTGCGGCGCAGTTCCATCGCCTTGCTCTCGTCTTCCTTGTTGAGAGTGGAGAAGAATTTCCACTCATACGTCCAGCCCGGGGGCACGACGCTCGCGTCAACGTGGAACTTGTCGTGGGCGCCGGCCGACAGGGAGCCGTGCTCCATGATTTCCGCGGCGCGGCGCGCGGCGCGCGTGCGGGGGTCTTCCTCACGGATTTCACCGCGGACTTCGGGGCGCTCTGCCTCCTCCGGCGCGTCCACGGCGGCCCGTGCTTCGGCCTCCATGTCGATCTTCATGCGGTTCAGTGGTGACTTGCGTGGTGCGCGTGCCATAGTATTTCTCCCAATCAGTTGATGCGGCCCTCGCGCTTCAGCGCGATAAAGCTCTTGGCGTACTCTTCGTCGGTCATGCCCGACATGCGTGCGGCGTCGCGCTGTTCTGCGCTCAGGCGTACCCGGGTCGAAGTGCTCGAGCCCTGCCCGACGGTGGAGCCCCGGCTCACGGGTGCTGCCGGCGGCGCGCTGCGGCGCGAGGTGTGGCGCGGCTCGTCGTCTGACAGGCCGAGGATGCGCTCGATTGTGTCAAAGTAGCTGTTCGAGTCTTCAACATGGCCCTCTCCCACGGCGTAATTGTGCGCCGCAAACATGCGCTTCTGGAGTGTCTGGTCGGTGACGTATTCGGGGTGCGAACGAATCCAGTCGGCCGAGCGGGGCGAGCAGTTCGACGCGAACGCCTCGACCGGGTCCGACGGCACCGACGGCCGGTACTGCGGGGCCTGAGGCCGGGGCGCGTTCTGCAGCTGGTCGCGGCCCTGCTCGAGTTGCAGCAGTTCCGCTTCATTGCGCGCCATCGCCCGCTGGACAGTGGCGGCCGTAGCATAGTCGCCACTCTCGAGGGCGTGGGCGTAATTGGCATTCAGGACGTCGGCGCGCTGCCGGTACGACTCGATGCTGCCATTGAGCAGGTTCAGGTTGGTGTCCTGAACCTCGTTCTGGGCTTGAAATGCCCGGGCGGCCTGCTCTTGCGCGTGGCGCTCGGCCTCGATGCGGGCGGCCTGCTCAGTCTCGAGGCGCTTGCGCAGTGCGTCGATGCCGGAGTCGACGTCGACCTTTTCCTTAACCTTTTCCGGCGCCGCGGTCTCGATGACTGCGTCGCCCGAGACTACCGGCTCCTCGTCCTGCAGGACGATGTCAATGCCTTCCTTGATGTCTTCGCTCATGTCTGTTCCTTACCAGATAAGGTCGGGGGTGGGGATGCGGCCCTTGATCGAGGTATCCTCGAGGATGCGGCACGACACGCCGTTGAAGTTGATGGCGAGGCCATCCGACGGGCGGTAGAAGATCCAGTCGTGGAGGTCGATGTCGAAGTCCTTGAACCACTTGCCGTTCGGGTCTTCGAAGGCAATCGGGCCCTTCTTGACGACCAGAGCGGCCTTCGACTGGTAGCGGTCTTCGTCGCGGTACACTTCGGTCAGGATGATGCCCGACTTTGTCTTCTCGGGCCGGATATAGATCGCGACCAGCACCTGATTGTTGGCGAGCATTACTTCGCTCAGGTCCCCAAGATCCTGAAGTATCTTTGCCTTGGGGTCTTCAGCGTGGTCCATATACATTTGGGGCATTGAGTACTCCTTACCTGTTTTCGATTATCGTGCTCACTTCATCACACATATCGAGCACGCGACGAAGCGCCGCGACGCGCCCTGTCTCGTGCTTATATTGGTGCAATTCTTCAATATGGAAGCCGACGCAGAGATTTTCTGCGATCCGGTTGATTTCTTCGGCAATAAGCCGGCGAAGTTCTTGTTCAAATAGTGTGCTGATTGTCATACAAATTGGGGCCCCGCCGGGGCCCCGTACTCCCTTTTAGCAGTAGTCGTCCTTCAGGATCGTGCGCCCGCCACGCTTGCGGCCCATCGGGGGCATGCCCGGAGGGGGAGCGCCAGCGCCCGGGGGCGGCATCATCGGGGGCATTCCGCCACCAGCCTGCGGGGGCATGCCCGGGGGCGCCATCATCGGGAGCCGGGGTGCCGGGATCGGGGGAGCGACGCCCGCGGGGTTCTGCATCGGGGGGTGGGCCGCGTGGCCCGCGCCGATGATGATGTTGATGTTGGTCTTGCCCTTGGCCTTGCCGCCAGTGGCGCGTGCGAGGCGGCCGCCAGTCGGGCGAGTGCCCTGAATGGAGCCGTCAAGCGACAGGCTGCCGCCGGACTTCTTGGCCGTGCGGCCGCCGGTCTTCAGGTTCTTCGCGATTTCCGCGGCGGGACTGAGGAGGCCGAGGGCGACGTCGCCTCCGCCAGCCTTCTTCCCGCTCAGCGAGTCCTTCTTGACCATCTTGCGAATGAGCGCCTTGTCCTCGGCCTCGTCGGGGTGGCCCACCTTGCCGCCCTTCTTGAAGGGGTCGCGCTTGCCGGCCGGGCCCAGTTTGCGCGTGACTGGCACGGGCGGCGGGGGCGTCTTTTCGTAGGGATCGGCCGGGAGCATGCGCATGCCCGGCTTGATCATCGGGGTCGTGCGCTTCTTCGCCATGGCGAAGGTGTCGTCGCCCAGATTGTCGTCGGCGGGCTGCACGCCCATATTGTCGCTGTCAGTCTCGCCGCCGAAGTCGCGGTGCTTGCGCTTGATGGCGCCGCCACGCTTGAAGCCACCGATGTGCTTGCGGCCCTCACGCTCCTCGTTCGCTTCCTTGACGTCGCGATTGATCAGGCTGACGGGGGTCGAGGGGGCCTTGCCGCCGGACTTGCGCCCCTTGCGGCCGGCGTGGTGCTTCGCGTCCTTGCCCTCGGCCTTCATGGCCACCTTGCCGCCGCGCTTGTAGGCGGTGCGCGAGATGGGCCGTGCGCCGGTCTGGACGTCAGAGTCGAGAACGCGCTCAGTCATGCCGTCGGCCGAGACGGGGCCGGCCTTCTTGCTCATGTAGCCGGCGATCTTGTCCTTCATGGACTTTTTGGCGGCTCTGACGTGTTCAAGCATTTCTTTCTCCGGGGCGGCCTGAAGTATGGACGCGAGAATTTGGGGCGACACTATTTCTTTTTGGCCTTCTTGGCAATAGACAAGGCTCTATTTACAGGGCCTCCACTTGCCCGGAGCGGCATTTCCCCGCGGACAAACTTCTGGAGTACATCCTTCGGCTCCATATTTGTGTCCCCGGCGGTCTTCATGATGCGGTCCTGCATGAACCCCATGAAGGGCTTGCTTTCATCTGACGCGAGGCCCGTGATGTGGCCGCCTCCGACCCATGCCGCAGCCTGTGCCTGCGCGGGCGTAATGCCTGACTCCTGAGCCAGCCTTTTATAGTACTGCTCCATCGCGCCGTACTCGTTTTCCTTTGGCATAGCCTGCCAGTAAGCGGCGCGCTTTGCGGCGTCTTCGGGAGACAGCTCGCCGCTCTCGACCATTTTCTGGATGTTCTGCTTCGGCTTGTCCGGGCTGGACTGGAACGAGGTCTCGAGGAAGCGGGGATCGCGCGACAGAATGGCCGGGAGGCGGAATGCGTGAGTGTCGACTGTCGCCGGGGCCTGATTGCCCATCAGATTTTGCGCAAACGATGCCGGCTTTGGATTGTTGAGTGGGTCCCACCCCTCCCCGGCGACGCGGTGTGCATTCATCTGGTGGAGGCGCTGCGCGAGGTGGCCGTACGGCTGGGGATTTTTTTCACCGACTTCTGGCAGTCCGTGCCCAGCGGCGTGGCGCGCAAAGTAGTAGGAGGCATTGCGGACGTTCGCGCCCACTTCCGACCGGGGCGACGTGGCGGCCACAAAATCCATGTACTTCCGGAACATCTGGTCACCCTTCTCGGGGCCATTCTCCTTCATGAACGCCAGACGGAGGGGGTCAGCATTGTACCAACGCTCTCCGCCCAATTGCCGGCCCTTGTGGATCACCTCCATTGCCTTGTCGAACACGTCCTTGTTGGACATGAGGTCGGACACGCGGGGAGGCACGCCCCGGGCGGGGACGTTGCGGGGCAAGTCAAACTGCTTGACTTTGGGCGTCTCGTGGAGGCTGCTCAGGTCGAACAGGCCCGGGTCTTCAGCGTAGGACGGGTCAACCTCCCCACCCTTCTTGAAGTGCTCCGGACGCCCTACTTGCGCTCCGCCTCCGGCGTGTGCTGCGTCGATGTGCTGCTGGAGGCGCTCGGCTGCTTCGGCCTGAAGAGGATTACTGGGTGCCTGTGCGGATGGTTCGGATGGTTCGCGTCCCGATGGTACAGTGTCATAATCTACTCCATGAGATGGGAATGAGATGTGAGTTGGGAACGTCTCTACATCATGCTGGCCGCCCAGCAAACTGTGGATCTTGATGCCGGCCTTGATGGCGGCCGGGTGGCTGTCGTGCATGATGTCCATGGTGCCATTTCGAAGGTCTGTCGAGTGTCCCTCCGCCAGACCCTGCTCATGCAAAATCCTGTAAAGATTGTGAATTTTGTCTGGGTGCATCTCTTTGGGGATATGGACCCGGACAATGCCCTTCGGCGCGCTCCCCTCGAAAGGTCGCGAGCTTGCCCCCATCATCGCGTCCTGCCTCAGCAGCGAGCCGAGGCCGTTGAGGGCCTTGCTGATGTGCTCGGGATTGTGTGGGCGGTAGGCGTAGTTCGGGTTCGTGTCCCCCATAAACCCGCCAAGGCCGGGAAGGACGTCACCCGTAATGCCAGTCTGTTTTTCCCACTTGGGCAAAAATTCCTGCAGCATCTTCTCCGATATGGCGGACTTCACTACGGGATGCAGCATTTCCCAGCGACGCTTTTGCTCGGCGTCGTAGGATTCCCCGGGGGCCACCTCGAGGTATGCTGACGGAGATTCATCACCCCCCGTACTGCCGCCTCCAGCGTATCCATCCACGGCGCCGCCGCGCTGATACATCGGAAAGCCGTTCTTCTTGATGCTTTCGCGCATGCGGTCGGTGATCTGCAGGGCCGGCAAGATCTTCTCCTTACCGCCGGGATGGGTGATGCTCGGCCGGTTGATAGTGGC